AAGCCATAGCACGAGATGATCCTAAGATGCCAATGGACAAAAAGATGGCCATTGCTACAGCAACAGCAAAGAGGGTTGCAGAATCAGATATTTCTGATCTTAACAAGACCTTAATCGAAAGAGCAATAAATCGAAAACCATAAATAGAGTAAAACCTCGGAGAATAATCGTGGACCTTCATAAACGACTTGGTATCTCTGACAGCCTTCTTGATGCTGTTAAAGATATAACAGAAAAGAAGCACATGGATCCAGTCAATCCAAAGGCTTTGAAAAAAGACTTTGATGATCGCAAGGACAAGGATATAGACAATGATGGTGATGTAGATAAGTCGGATAGTTATCTTCATAACCGTCGTAAAGCCATCAAGAAGGCTATGAAGAAAGATGAAGCCAAGCATGGTATGAAGAAAGATAAAATGAATGGCAGTAAAGATGATATCGATACTGAACCTCAGCTTGATAATAAGATGGACGAGTCAACAGATCTTCAAGAAGCTAGCATTATCATTCACTACAAAGATCCTAAAACTGGTAAAGAACACAAAATGCATGTGTTTACTGCCCAGGACGCTGCTCAAGCAGAAAAAGATCTTAAGCGTCAAGGAATGAACATCATAAAGAGAGAAATGGGTGAAGAGCTATCTTCTAAAGAAAAGATGAAGCGTGGTCTTTATAACAAGAAAGAAGAGATGTCTTCAAAAGAAAAGATGAAGCGCGGTCTCTATAATAGTAAAGAAGACAAGTCTCCAGCTGGAGTTGATGATGGAGCTGTCGATAAGCACAATTGTGCTACCCACGTTTACCACGAGCAGTGGGGTAACGGTCAAACCATTACTACTATGCATGCAGAACCAGACAGCAACGGTTTTGTAGAATGGTACGATGTATTGTTCGACCACGGTATAGAGAAGGGAGTACCTGTTGCAGAGATGAAGGTAACTCGCGAAATGTCTCACGGATCACATAAAAAGAAGAAATAGGAGAACTCTAATGTCTGCATGGGGAAATAAGGACGATATAGCTTCTCCAGGAGTGGTAGCTCTTGCCGGGCTTACTGTTACTGGTGGGAACACGTTCTTTTCTAATAACTTTTCAGTAGGTCAAACTATCAGTATCAACAATGCTGGTGGTGATGCTACTATCCTTAGTATTACTAACAACACTATTATGACACTTACGTCTAATACCGAGTTGACTAGTGGTACTCTTACTGATAGAGCATATTCAGTTAGTGAAAAACCTGTTAATGTAATTGAAGGTGATGCTACTACTACAGGTACACAAGTATTTGGTGTCGACGCAACAGAGGTTGGTGTCAAATTCTTCCGTATTGCTTCAGTAGCTATCTCCAATACTGGATCTGGTTTTGCAAATAATGCAAAGGTCCAGATCGGTGGTGGAACTGGTACTACAGCTAACGTAAATATCACTACTGATGGTCAAGGTGTACCATCTGCAGTAACTATTGTTAACGCTGGCCGATATACGGTATTACCAACTCTAGATAACAACCTGCCTAGCAACTTTGTTGGTAAAGGTTTACGTCTCAAGCTAACTGCCACAGCAGCAAGTGCAGCGAACGTAGCTCACGCAGGTTGGGTTAAGAGGATAGACGCTTACACTGATGCTCATGGTAACCGAAGAGAGAAAAGTGAGGTGCTCGTAGCAATGTCTACCATTACTGGTGATGCTGCTGACGATGCAAACTTCCCAGATTCATAAGGATTGAACCATGGCTGATCAAAAGGTCACTGAACTTACGAATCTTACTACTGCGGCTTCCGAGGATGTATTCTACATTGTAGATAATCCTAATGGAACTCCAGCAAGTAAGAAGATTACTGCTAAAAACCTTTTTGGCTCAGTTCCTGCGAATACTACTTTCACACATTTTGCTACTTTTAACAACAAAGTGACTGCTGCCAATGGCGTAGTCACTTTGGCTACTTCTACAACAGTTGGAAGTAACAATGCAACTAATGTACTAGGTGCTGGTATGCAAGGAAGTATTTTCTGGGATAGTAACTTCTTATATGTTGCTGTATCTAATACTCAAATAAAGAGAGTGGCTTTGTCAGTATTCTGATTTTTTTGTAATCAAAAAGTAAAATATAATGCAATTGAATGATAATAACTTTTCTTTATTTGCTGCCAAATACTACAACAATCCAAACTGCACTGATATACTTGAATTTCACGATGACCTTAATCGTATCAAGTATATCAAGCGTTTGCTTAAAGGTTATAGCGAAAGTGGAGAGCTTAAAGAAAGATTGATACTTAATCATCTTATTACTCTCTACAATGTTTTTGAACCTCCTGCCTGCACAAAGATGTTAGTTTTTAAACTTCCAGACTACCTACCAGTGCTAAAATCATTTTTATTACATCTTGAAGTATGGCAAGATCGTATTTCAGAACTTGGCTATGATAATGAAGTGATAAATAGTAATGATATTCAAACAGACGAATTTGCTGATTCAGTACTGGCCAACCTATGACAAAACCAGTTGATCTTTACGTCCTATACAGGTTCATTAAGGCTATAGCAACGCCTTTTGATGAAACACCTGCGTTTGATCTTGGAATAGTTGATAAAAAAGGTAAGTTGTTAAAAAAGCCAAAGTCAAAAGAAGAAAGGGATGCTTACGATCACTTTACTAGATTCACCTTTAACATAAAACGTATACTTGCTCGAGTAGGACTTGATAGAACCTATGCGACTTATGCTGGAGCACTGTTGTTAATGAAAGAAGGTGCTGAAGGGATAAGGTTAACTGATTTCGAGATAGAAGAGGCGCTAGTTGAGAATTTCAAATACTTGAGAGAAAACTCGGATAAGTCATTCAATCTTCTCAAAGATGAGATCGCAAATACTACTGGCGCTGCTGTTGCAGGTACTGGGGATGATCCTGTACACTGGGGTAAACCAAAAGGTCGTAAGCCAGTACTCGGCAGAGGTATCAACGGTCTAACATATTTGCGCCGAAGAAATAAAAAGCAGCAGATAAGATTAATGAAGTAAAAAGGATACCTCGTAAGAAAGGTCAACCAGCTGGTAGCAAGAAGCATAGCGATCTTTATACTGACGAGAATCCAGAAGGTACTATACATGGATTGAAGTTTGCTACTGTTAAAGATGCTGAAGCAAGCGTAACGAAGATACGTAATTCAAACAGAACTCATGCTCATAAAATTCAAGCTGCAATAGCAATGGAACAACGAGCTAAAGCAGCTGGTAAAAAGTCTGCTGCTGCAGTCTATAGAACTTATATAAATCAAATGAAGGAAAAGACTAAAAGGATGAGAGGTACAATTAAATCATCCTATCCAAGAACAGCCGGTAAATTAGAGGGGAGAGGGATATGAATAGTAAATGCAAATGTTGTAGTTGTTGCGCCTGTGATTGTTGTGAGTAAAAAATGAGAAGGGGTAGAGATCATTCAATAGTTGAATATATTGATATTCGTATCAGTCAGCTCGCTAATGATATGAGAAAAGCGAAAGACGATTATGATAAGCAATGGTATAACCGTATTATCCAAGAGCTTAGCTGGGCAAGATCTCAAGACCACAACTGTTATATCGATGAGGTCGATCACTGGAAGCAACACTATTATGTAAAGCGATCGGAAAAAAGATCTGTATGAAAACTTTTGAAGATTTCAGACAACCACCTAAACCAGGATCAAGGCCAGGTAGTATCAAAAGAAAGGCCTCTCAGTATCTTGGTAAAGGTGCTGGTGAAAAGGTTACTAAGTCTGATGCAGATAAACTTATAGCCATTGCAAAAAGACTTAAAGCAAAAGGTGGTGCTTCAAAGAAACGAGGCAACCAACTATATAAACAAGCAATGTTCATAAAGAACATGGGGAAGTAGAATGAACCGCGAGGCAGTTTATGAGCAGCTTAAGATCGACGAAGGGGTTGAATATGTCATATACAACGATCACCTCGGTTACCCCACGTTTGGAGTCGGTCACCTTATCGTCAAGGGTGATCCCGAGGATGGACAACCAGTTGGAACTCGAGTTACGGAGCAAAGAGTTAGGGACTGTTTCGACAAGGACCTTGATACAGCCATCGGAGAGTGTCACGCTCTATACGGAGAAGGGGACTTTGGAGGATACCCAGACGAAGTCCAGCAGATCCTGGTTAATATGATGTTTAACATGGGTCGCACTAGACTTTCCAAATTCAAAAAGTTTAATGCTGCCATTGCAGAAGGTGATTGGAAGACTGCTGCAGTAGAGGGAAGAGACAGCCTTTGGTATCGTCAAGTTACAAATCGTGCTGAAAGACTTATGGAGAGAATGGAGAAAGTATAATGCCTTTTTTGATTGTGTTATTGTTATTTGGATCTATGATTGGTGGAGGTTATTTTTACTACCAGGACAGTCAAGCTACTATTGCGAGACTAAGAGATAATAATGCTAAGCTGTCTTTAGTTGCTGAGACAAACCAAGCCACTATCGCTCAACTACAACAGGACGCAGTTGATACTGCTGAGAGGATGGAAGAGCTAGCAGTTAGAGCAAAAGAAGCTGAACAGTATCAAGATCAGCTGATAGCAAAATTTAGAAGACATGATCTTACCGCTTTGACTTTGCAAAAGCCAGGTATGATTGAGAAAAGAGTAAACAATGCAGTTGTTAAACTTGGAAAGGATCTTGAGGAGTATACCAGTGACAAACCAGCTGAAGTGGTTAACCCTAGTACTGATAGCGAGTAGTATGGTAGCATGTGGAACCGTAGATCCACAAGTAATAGTTAAAACAGAATACGTAGAAAAGAAGATACCTTTGCAGGCACACCCTAAAGGTGTGACTATGCATCCCGTATACTTTTATGCTGTTAATGAAGAAAACCTTGAAGAGTTTCTAGCTAGATTTCAAAAAGAAAACGCTGATGTTGTATTCTTTGCCATAAGTGTACCGCATTATGAAAATTTATCGTTAAACATGGCTGACCTGAAGAGATATATAGGACAGCAAAAAAGTTTGATTGTTTATTACGAAGATAGTATTGCCAAGCAGTCTGATCTTCCTGAGGATACCGAAGAGGTTGTTGAGTCCGGTTCGTTTTTAGGTATAGAAATAGATTAGAGGCTGTTATGGCTGTACAGACATCGCACACTGATCGTCTGAATCGTATCGAAGAAAAAATCGATAAGTTATCAGACGCTATGATTTCCTTGGCTCGAGCTGAGGAGAAGTTGATTGCTATAGAGAAGAACAATCATGCTAACTATGATAGGATGAATCGCTTCTCTGTCAAGTTAGATAACATTGAAGAAATTGCAAACGACAACGCTCGTACTATCGATGTTATTAAGAAGACTTTTTGGTTGGTACTTGGTGCTGCAGCTGTAGGAGCTGCAGGTCAATATTTTATGTAACTTGGAGGTTGTAATGGAACTTATTATTATTGGTATTGCTCTTTTAGTTGGAATGGCCTGGTGGATGTACACTAACCACGAAAAGGTCGAAGAAGTGGTTGAAGATGTTGAAGATGCTATTGATGAGATCGAAGAAAAGATCGAAGAAGTCAAGCAAGAGGTCAAAGAAAAACTTGATGACCTTCCTACTAAGGAAGAACTCAAGAAGCTGACCAAGGCTAAGCTAGAAGAGTTTGGTCGTGACCTTGGCATCGAGCTGGATAAGCGTAAAACCAAAGACAACATGATTAAAGAGCTCAACGAAAAGCTGGGCAAGTAATATGAAAAGTTTTTGGTATTGGATACTCTCTCTATTTAAGAAGGAGTACGATGTCACTGTATGGTTTGAGGGTAGTACCATTACCAACCCTGATGGTACTAAAGTATCTACTCGTGATCCTAAAACCTACAAATGTAGTCACATCGTCAAAATTTCTCAGAAGCATATTAAGTTGATTCTTACTAGTAAAGATCTGGTCGAAATACGAACAGTCAATCCAGTCGGTTACGATATCAAAACAAGGAAGTGGTCACCTCCTACTAGTTGACATCCATTCTATTTCTCTGTATGATGTGCGGTGTCGCCGCTAATGAATGGTAATGTAATGAGTGAATGGATCGATCGTAAGTACGCTGGGATAGTGTCGAACCGTCTGGATCGATTCCGTGTTACCGCTCATCAACCATACACTGCAAACTTCAGATGTCCAATCTGTGGTGATAGTCAAAAGAATAAGTGGAAAGCGCGAGGATACTTCTTTACAAAAAAAGGAGGTATCTTTTACAAATGTCACAACTGTTCCTTCAGCAGCAATCTAACTAACTTCCTGAAGAATGTAGATCCTACGCTACACAAGCAGTATGTGTTTGAGAAGTTTGCTGAGGGTAGGACCTCCAACAACAATCTATCTCATTTCGAGTTTACTCAACCAAAGTTCAAACCCAAGTCAGTATTGGATGAACTCTTTGTGCCTGTTGTGGGTACCCCTGCAGAGGACTATCTTCGTTCTAGAATGATACCGGAGTTAGTTTGGCCATCTCTGTATTATGTAGACGACAGTCAAAAACTCGAAGATCTGAGTGAGAAATATAAGGATAGGGTTCTTGGTAGTGATCCTAGACTGGTCATTCCTTTTTATGATATTGACGATAATCTGATAGCAGTTAATTGTAGAGCTATTGCAGAATGTAAACTTAGATATATAACAGTCAAGATTGATGATGATGCTCCTATGATCTATAACTTGAATAAGATAGATCGTAACCGCACTGTATATGTTACTGAAGGTCCTTTAGATAGCATGTTTCTTGATAATAGTGTAGCAGTAGGGAGCAGTGATCTAAATGCTGTATCTAAAGTTTTAGACCGTGATAAAGTAGTATTGGTGTTTGATAATCAACCTCGTAATAAACAACTTATCCATACTATGGAGCAAGCAGCTGGCGATTACAAAATGGTCATTTGGCCAAGTTCATTATTACAAAAAGATATCAATGAAATGGTAATAAGTGGCGTGGACAATGTTCAAAACATTATAGATAATAATACCCTCCAAGGCCTTGCTCTTTCAGTAAGACTTAATCAATGGAAAAAAGTATAATGGTTCTTTTAACTAATGTCGCACTTACAAGAAAACAAAACGACTTACTTTGCACACCTTCGAAGAGCGTGGTGTGTATCTTTTATATGCTTCGTACATGGTTTGTTTCCAAACGTGTGGCAAACTAAAGCATCGCAAATATTGTGCGATGATCGAGACGAGTAATGTATTCAGACAAGGTATTAGATCACTATGAGAATCCTAGAAACGTTGGTAAATTCGCCGATGACGAAGAAGGTATCGGAACAGGCATGGTCGGCGCTCCAGCATGCGGAGACGTCATGCGGCTTCAAATCAAAGTATCGGATGACGGAACTATTGAAGACGCTCGATTCAAAACTTACGGATGCGGCAGTGCTATTGCTTCTTCATCGCTACTCACAGAATGGGTTAGAGGAAAGTCCCTTGACGAAGCAGGAGAAATCAGTAATGTCCAAATTGCTCAAGAACTATCACTCCCGCCTGTAAAGATACATTGTAGTGTACTAGCAGAAGACGCAATCAAAGCAGCCATCAAGGATTATAAAACCAAAAATGAACTTGTTCGACCCGAAAATGCAGAACCCGATAACCGTTACGGAGCGAGCAGCTAGCTGGATTGGAAATCAACTTGAAACGAGAGGCAAAGGTTTAGGTATTCGCCTTGCAGTTAAACCTGGTGGTTGTACAGGCTGGGAATATGTTATAGAATATGTTGATCATCAACTTATTGAAGATAAAGTGATCAATGATAATGGAATAACTGTATTTGTTGATCCAAAGAGTTTAGCAATGCTTTTTGGATCACAACTAATCTTTAAAGAAGAAGGTATCAACTGTGGTATTGAGATAATCAATCCAAACAGTACAGCTACCTGCGGATGTGGTGAGAGTTTTAGTGTATGAGTGACATCTATGTAATCAAGCGAAGTGGATCAAAAGAAGTCCTAGACCTCGAAAAGTTTCATAAAGTAGTAATGTGGGCATGTGATGATATCAAAGGTGTATCACCATCAGAAATCGAACTAAAGTCTCATGTCCAGTTCTATAACAACATCCAATCCGCTGATATCCAAGAAACG